TCGATGCGGAAGGTGTAAACGGCGTCCGGCATGAGGCTGGACGCGAGGTCTCCGGTGCGGACGGGTCCGCCAGGCAGTTGTGCCATTACGCTTCTCCTTGACCACGTGTCGTGGTCGTTGTGGGCGTTGTGCCCCTTCCAGAGGCTCCCGGTTTGGGAACCTCAAGTCGCTTCACAGCCGTCATGTCGCCCATCATCAGGGCTATCACGTCTGTGATGTTCGCCAGGATAGGATCCGGGATGGGTGTTCCACCCGGAGCTCGGATTCCTGAGACCCGCTTCCCCTGGTTCTTCGTCCGGAAGACACGTGTCGCGCCCCGGAACTCACCGTACAACGTGGCGTCCGTCTCCCCTGTCAGCTTCTTCGGTAGTTGCTGGCCAGGTAAATCGGGCACCTCGTATTGGACCTTGATCTCGTTCCCCTTGTCGTCGAAACCCACCGACTCCTCGAGGATGGTCACTCGTGAGGTCATCACGAGATGTGCGTCCAACGACAGGAACAACTTCATGGCCTGCTGTCCCTTCTCGCTGATGTAGCTGTAGACCCGTCTGGGATCCTTCCCTTTCTCCATCCCCCAGACGTCCTTCCAGCCCATGATCTTCATTCCGGCCTGCATCCACAGCTCGCCACACCCGGGTCCGAGGCTGTCGATGAACACCGTCTCGAAGATCTCACCGTCCAGCTCCACGCGGCCAGGTGTCTTCCGGAGCGTGGCGATCAGCTGGACCATCTCATCCCAGCTCCGGACCCTCACAGCTGGTAGGTCTAGGTCTGACAGTGTCATCAGGCCGCCGGTGCTTCCTGCCTCCGTACTTATCACCAGAGGTTTGGGACACGTCCGTGCAAGATGTGTCTTCCCCCAGCGCGGAGGTGCGTACACGAGGATCGTCGCCCTTGGCGCCTTGAGACTGCTCGTGCGCAGGAGTTCGAATGGCATTACGCTATATCCCCTCTCTTCCCCGTGACCGCGAAGCTGATCCGCCCACCGACCGTGGTGAGGTGGACCATGTCTGTCCACGGAATCCAGACGTGCGTGCCGGGCTTACGCTGTGCCACCTCGAGGATCACCCCGAGGTCGCTGTAGCGGAGGCGGACACGAGCTACCTCGTGTCCGTCCTCGTACAGTGTGAGGGCCTCGCCCGGCTTAATTTGCGGGGTCGCCATCTTCCTTGTCCGCCTCGGCCACGAGCTCGCCGAGATCCTCGAGGGCGTTCTCGATGCCCACGAGGTCGTCATCCGTCAGCGTCGTGTTCTCCGGAACCACGCTGTCGATCAGCTTGCCCACTTCTTCCTTCAACTCGTCTCTGAACATGTTGTCCTCCAATACGGCCAGGATGCTGTGCTCGGGAAGGAGCCACAGATCGAGGCCGTGTAGCGTGAATGGCCGCCCTGACAGTTTCTCGATTACCACCTTGCAGCCGCTAAGAAGTGGTTCACCGCCCCAGTAGTCCCAGTATCCGCCGGGCTCATGGAGATGGACGTAGCCCCAGACTGACAGTTCCTCGTAGTGCGGAGGGAGCACGATCAGGCCACTGGGCGTTCTGTCTACGATTGGGTCACGAGTGATGAGCACGTGACCCGGGAGAATCTGGATGGAAAGGTTACCCCCCACCAACGGCCTCCTTCTTCTGGGTGAGGATCGAGGGATCGTCTACGTAGTCCCTCTTACGGGGGATGTAGGCCATCCGCCGGATCGGGTTGTCCTTGAGGCACAGGTCCCGGAAGTAGCAGGTGCCGTAGGAGAAGCACTCGTTCGTGTTCTTGTAGAACACCTGCTTCCAGTCCTCACCCTCCTTCACCCGTCGGTGTCGCCACCGAATTTCCCGGGCGATCTCCACGAACTCCCGCTCAAACTCCTCCAGCTCCTCGTCCGTCCGGATGAAACGTTCGCGGTGGAACTGAGGCACCTGGGTTTTGACGAGGACGTTCACGATCACGCCGGCCACTCGGACCGGACGTCCACTCTCCTGTGTCAGCTTCTTCGTGATGGCGTACGTGTAGGCCGTCATCTGGAGGTCCATCTCGTACTTAAGCATGTCCCTGGGATCCAGCCTCGCCGCGGTCTTGTGGTCCACGATCCAGAGCATCTTGTCCTGGAGTGCGAGCTCGTCCGTTCGGAACACGAGGAACACGTTTGTCCCTGTCCCGATCTCCACGCGCCCCGCTACCTCGAGACCGATCGGCTTCCACGGATTGTAGTCACTCTTGTAGTGTTCGTAGTACGCTGGGAGCATCTTCTCCATCAGCTCGATGTGCTCGTTGACGATGCCCTCGTCTCCGGGGAACTTCCCTTCGGGCATCTGCTTCCGGAACGTCGCGATGCCGTGTGAGAGGGCGTCGTTCATGTCCATCTTCCCTGAGGCCACCTCCGCTAGGGCCGCGTGGACCGCGGTTCCGAAGCTGAGAGCGTACGTGGGCCTGTCCGGCTGTAGATGCTCGTGGTAGAACCACCCGTACTTCCGGTGGCACCGGAGGAAGGTCTGAACCCGAGATTGGTTCAGGTTGATCACTTGGTCGTCGACCTCAAGGTCTAGGAATGACATTCGTGTCCCTCTTATCTGAATACCCTTCTTCACACCACATCGCGATCAACCAGCGGATCGCAGATGTCGGTGTAGCTGGTGGTTCACACGACTCACACCTCGCAAGAAACTCCTTGTACTCCTCCGGTGTGAGACGAAGGGTAAGGTGGACAGAGTGTCGTCGGTTCTCACTCATTCTTCTCCTGGAGGAAAGATTCCGACGGTTCGATGATCAGCTGTAGGACCCTGGAGCCCTCCGTCTTCAGGTAGAACGCCTCCACGATCTTCACCCGTACCGGTGTCCCGAGGTCCGCTAGCTGGGCTGCCCGCATTCCCGCCTTCGGGCTCCAGCGGTAGGTCACTTTGCCTTTCGGCATGCTCGGCATCTATTCGTCTCCTTGCGTATGCGTGTGGGTCACGGAGGATCTCCTCGATCTCCTTGTCCCCGGTAAGCCACTGCATTGCTCGGGTCATCGAGGTCCCCCTGATACGCATGTGGCCGTCGAGGAGGATGAAGCTGGCACTCGTGGGGCCCAGGTTCCCGTCTCGTCTCAGCTCCATGTAACAGCGGAGCATGTCCCCTTGCCTCCAGAACTTTATCGATCCCCCCTCGTGTAGGGTGAAACGACGCTCTTCGTGAGGGAAGGGGATCTTTACTGGCATCGGCTCGGATACGGGTGCCTGTTGCATCCGTCCGATCACGATAGCGATGATGTGGGCCTGGTCCGGGTTGTTGAGCACGTCCTCCGACAGGAGGAACTGCTCCACCTCCTGTCGGAAAGGGAAGGAGGTGAAGCGTTCCCGCATCATTTGGAGGTGCTCGTCGACCTCGCTCTGGGCCCACGTGAGAGGGATCCCGGATACCTGGACCAGGCGGAACTCGCTCCGGCCAGGGCCCGGCATCGCTTGAAGGGCGTAGACAGGGATGTCGTCTACCATCCGGAAGTAGGTGAGAGCACGTTCCGGATGTTCACGCCACAGTTCATGGCGCTCGGTGATCGCACCCTGCATCTCCTCCCATTCCCACCACGTCAGCTCCATCGCTACATCGGCCTTTCGGGCATCTCGATTCCCATGTCCACGACCTGCTTCGCAGCTCGAAGCTCGGCCATCTGAATGATACCGCGGGCCAGGCGTTCGACGTGCTCCCAGTTGAGCTTGGTGCCGTAGCGGTCGCTCAGCGTGATGTAACGGCGGAGGGTGCTGTGTGGAGTGGTGAACCGGAGCACCTCGATCGGTTGGCCTGGGAGCGTGGCCTCACGTAGTTGCAGTCTCCGTTCGTAGATGTCGAGGAGCGCGTATGCGTAGGCATGGACGCTGAGGTCGAACTCCTTGAGGAGGTTCAAGACGTCCGTCTCGTTGTCCTCATCTGCTTGATGGTCCTCCCAGACCATGATCTGGATCGGCACCTCGATGTGCTTGTGGACTGTGGCCACCTTGTTCAGGTTCGGGATTCCATACAGCGCTGTCGGAGATTGGTCAATAACGCACTCTTCGAACGTGCGGAGGTGGGCGAGGACGATTTCAACTACGGACTTGCGCATGTCCCGGTCTGTGAGGATCCAGACATCCACGTCCCGGAAGTCCGTTGTGATCGCCGCAGAGCCTGCAATGTAGGTGCGGACGTGGAGGTAGGAGGGGATTAGATCCTTGATGTGGGGGAAGATGTGTGCACGCTGCTCGTGATTCATGGGCTACTCCAGTGTGATGATGGTTAGGGGATCGATCGTGTGGTTGAGCTCGAAGGCCTCGGCCCGCTCCACACAGGTGCCACACTTGCCACAGGGGAGCAGGGTCCCCTCGTAACAGGTCCATGTAAGCTCGTAGGGGACGTTCCGGTACAGGCCCTCCTCCAGGATTTGGGCCTTCGTTACGTCGATGTACGGGGTGTAGATGCTGACCTTGTGTTCGTCGCAGAGGCGGATGGCCTCACCCATGGCAGTCACGAATTCCGGACGGCAGTCTGGGTAGATCGCGTGGTCCCCTGCGTGCGCGGCGTAGGCAACGAAGTCGGAGTGGGTGGCGATGGCAAACGCTGTTGCGATGGAGAGCATGACCATGTTCCGGTTTGGCACCACAGTGACTTTCATGCTTTCGTCCGTGTAGTGACCGTGTGGAACCGGCACTCCACTCGTTTGAGAGGAGCCGAACATAAACTCTCGGCCGACCTGGCGAAGGTTGACGATGTGATGGGGGGTGTGGTAGTACTTGGCGATAGCGTGGGCCGCGTGGAGTTCCTTGCTGTGCCGTTGTCCGTAGTCGAACGAGATGGCGTGGTGTCGGCCATCGGGAAATGCGTTGAGTGTGTGTGCTAGGAGGGTGGAGCTGTCCATTCCACCCGAGAGGAGAACGATTCCGTTCATCGGCTGTCCTTTGGGCCCTGCGGGCCCGGCATGCTTTTGTTGCACATTGAAGTCCACTTAGCGGCCCAACGAATGGGGGAGTGTGCTGTCCTCCCCCACTTGTTGGCGCGAAGCGCCTTACGCCGGCTGCTGCGTGGCCTCGGGGCCGCCGTCTGCCGTGATCCCGAGGGCCTTCGCCTTCGCGAGGATCGCCTTCTCTGCGGCCTGCCGCTTGAGGCGGTAATCCTTCATGCGGGCCTTCACCTCGGGCTTCTGCATGTAGGCCTTGCGGGTCTCCTTGAACTTCTCGGGGTTCTTCTCCCGGTACTGCTTGCTGTAGGCCAGCCGCTTCTCCTTCGCCTCGGGAGAAGCGTTGTACTCCTTCTGCTTCTCCTGACGCTTGGCCCGCTGCTCCTGGATCTTGGCGAACTCCGCCTTGAGCTGCTCGGGGGTGAGGGACTCAACCTGTGCCGTGACTTCGTCTAGAATTCCCATGTGTCTGTCGCTCCTTGGGCCGTTGGCCCGTATTGCTGGGTTAGTGTTGCCCTTACATGGCCTGCGGCCAACGTGTCTGGCCACAGGCCACCTTCATGAACTAGGGATAGTATATGGCACCCCTCGTTGGAAATCAACATCGAACTGCCTGTCTCTACCCACGTAGTCCCGGTGTGTAGGGCTGCTTCTATCATTGTATCCATTATATCACACAACGATCAAAAAAGCAACCCGGTTTGATCACGTTTTCCTCGCTGTTAGGGTTCCTACTCGCCCTTCTCGACCTTGAAGGATTCCCAGGCGTGGATCTCCTTCTTCCCGATCAGGTTGATCGGCTGGTCCTCGACCGTGGGGCCTCCACCCGCGATGCCGGCGATCAGGCCGCTGTTCGTCCGGAGCGCGATCTTGTCGCCGATCTGGACGCAGGTCTG